CAAGTTAGTTTAATCTTCCCCATAGATATCTTTCTTCTCTTTACACTTCTCAATTATTAAATTTTCCAAAAATTTATAAATTTTTATTCCCCTCTTATCACAATACTTTTTCAGTATATTATGTGATTCGGGGGATATTTTAATGTTCTTAATTACTTTCTTGGGTTTCATGGTGAGAAAAAAGGCAGAATTAATTCCTACCATTTATAAATAGTTACTCAAAAGTAAAGTTTTTTGATAAAATATGGAATATTTATCTATAAAATAAATCTGTAATAGAATTAATAAATAATGGCAACAGCACAAGCAAACCAAAAAGTATTCGTATCTCCGGGTGTATACACATCTGAAACGGACTTATCTTTCGTAGCCCAAAGTGTGGGAGTAACTACATTAGGTCTTGTTGGAGAAACAATCAAAGGACCGGCGTTTGAACCGGTATTCATAACTAATTATGACGAGTTCCAAGCGTTTTTCGGTGGAACAGAACCAACTAAATTCATTAACACTCAAATACCTAAATATGAAGCGGCATATATTGCTAAATCTTATTTACAACAATCAAACCAATTATTTGTAACAAGAGTTCTTGGTTTATCAGGATATGATGCGGGACCTTCTTGGTCTCTTAATGTTACGGCAAATGTTGACCCAACAACTATTGGAGACCCTTCTTCAGGAACATCGTTCTCTGTAACATTCACTGGCGACCCAACATTAGGTGTTGTTGAATTTATTTCAGGTCAGCTACCAACGCAAGTTACGACAAATCTAAATGTTGAATATAGACAAGAAGATGGTAGTACTTCAACATTACAAGACGACTTTAACTCATATTTAACTTTAATAATGAATACGCCTTCGACTTCAGCAACTACTGCGGTTATATATGGTGCAATTCCCCAATCAGATTATTTTAATATTACAAGTCAATATTCTAGAGTTGCGAGTCAGTATGGGTGTGAAGCTGATTTTGTACAAAATGATTTAGATTCGGATAGTAATGATGTTTGGTATTACGCTAATTTTGAATTTCAAAATAATAATTCTTTAACAGGTAATTATACCGGTTATTCATTCTATTATACCGTATCAAATTTAATTTCAGGTGCGTCAAACACATTTACAGGTACTGTTATCGGAGAATCTTATACGTTTACCGGTAGTGCTTATGAGGAATTTAACAACATGGTTGTTGGAACTATCCGTTCAAGAGGTATATCACTTTATACTAATAGTAGTACTAGTGAGAATCACGGACCTGTTTACCAAGTAGGGATTGATTACGACAATAATAATGCTTGGGTTCCTAATAATTTACAATTGATTTGTACTGAACAATACTCAGGAATTACAAAATCACCTTACGCAACATTTCTATTGTCAGGTATAACTAAGGATAATAGTGTATTTTCTTTTGAAACTTCTCTATTAGCGGCTTCTTCAAAGTATATTACTAAAGTCTTGGGTGTAGATAATTTTGGTAAATCAAGATTTGAAGTCCCTATTTATGTTGAGGAGTCTTACCAAGGGTCTTTAGACTACGCATATAATCAAGGTTATATTAGAGGATTATCATGTAATTTAATTGACTTACCTGGGGCAAGAAGTCAAAATCCATCATCAATTGCATATAATTTAGAAAGATATCAGTCACCGGAAACACCTTATTTAGTTTCAGAATTAAGAGGTAATAAGGTATATAAATTATTTAAATTTATTTCAATTTCAGATGGAGATTCTGCAAACACTGAAGTTAAAGTTTCAATTGCAAATCTATCTTTCAATAGTATGTCATTTGATGTATTAGTAAGAAACTTTTTTGATACGGACGCAAATCCTGTTGTGATAGAAAAATTCACAAATTGTAACATGGACCCGGCATCGAATAACTTCATAGCTAAAAAAATAGGGTCTTCAAATGGTGAATTCGCACTAATATCTAAATATATAATGGTTGAAATGTCGGATGAGGCACCTATAGATGCATTACCTTGTGGATTCTACGGATATACTCAAAGAGAATATCAAGATTATGATTTTTACCCATCACCATACCCTAAATTCAAAACAAAATATTATTTTCCGGGTGAAGTTATTTCTAATCCACCTTTCGGTTTTAACGTTGGTGGTGCACCTGTTCAGTCCGCTGGAGATATCGTTAGAAGAAGTTATTTAGGGTTCTCAACTCAATTTGGGATTGACGAGTCATTTTTAACATATAAAGGTAAACAAACACCTTCAAATTGGGTTACTAATCCTAATATTGAAGGTCAACCATGGAATGTCTTAAGTAAAGGTTTCCATATGGATTCAGGTGCAACTGTTGTAACCATTGCAAACACTTCTATGTCAAGTGGACAAACGGCATTTGAGTGTGGTGTTGCGGAATTTAGAGAAGACCCTGGAACACAAGAAAATCCTTATTATTTCATTTTCTCAAGAAAATACACTGTATGTTTTGCTGGAGGTTTTGACGGATGGGATATATATCGAGAATGGAGAACAAATGAAGATAGATTCCAATTAGGAGCGTCAGGTTATTTGGCGGGGGCATCACCATCTTCAAGATATCCTAACGCAACAGGTGACGGATTATTCAAACGAATTGTTGTTCAAAACAATACCCAAGATTTCGCTAACACTGATTATTACGCATATTTACTTGGTATTCTAACATTTTCAAATCCGGAATCTACAAATATTAACGTGTTTGCAACAACGGCAATTGATTATGTTAATAACTCAAATCTTGTTGAAGAAGCAATAGACATGGTTCAATTCTCGAGAGCGGATTCAGTATATATTGCAACAACACCTGACTATAGAATGTATACACCGGATTCAACAAATCCTCAAGATATTATCTATTCTCAAGAAGCGGTCGACAACTTAGATAACACAGGAATTGACTCTAACTATACTGCAACTTACTATCCTTGGATACTAGTTCGTGATACAGTTAATAATACACAAATTTATTTACCACCGACAGGTGAGGTTTGTAGAAACTTAGCGTTGACTGATAACATTTCATTCCCTTGGTTCGCATCGGCGGGTTACACAAGAGGTCTTGTAAATTCAATCAAAGCTAGACAAAAACTTACACAGACAGATAGAGATACATTGTATCAAGGTAGAATTAACCCTATCGCAACTTTCTCTGATGTCGGAACCGTAATTTGGGGTAACAAAACTTTACAAGTTGCAGATTCTGCACTTAATAGATTGAACGTAAGAAGATTATTACTTCAAGCTCGTAAGTTGATTTCAGCAGTGGCGGTAAGATTATTGTTTGAACAAAATGACCAAATCGTTAGACAACAATTCTTGGATAGTGTTAACCCTATTTTAGACTCAATCAGAAGAGATAGAGGTCTTTTTGATTTCCGTGTAACGGTATCCTCAACACCTGAAGATTTAGATGCGAATCGATTAGTCGGTAAAATTTACTTAAAACCTACGAAGGCATTAGAGTTCATCGATATTGAGTTCTTTATCACTCCAACCGGAGCTTCGTTTGAAAACATTTAAAAATAAACTTAATGGGGATACTAATGTATCCCCTTTAATTGCCAAATATGAAAAGACAACTTAAAGAAGGTTTTAAACCCGAGGGAACACCAGATATGAAATATTATGCCTTTGATTGGGATGATAATATTGTTCATATGCCAACTAAAATTATGTTAAAAACTGAAGATGGTGAGGAAATTGGTATGAGCACCGATGATTTTGCAGAGTATAGACATGATTTAGGTAAAAATCCTGTTCAATATAAAGGAGATACTATTGTCGGTTTTGCGGACAATCCATTTAGAAATTTTAGAACGGAAGGTGACAAAGATTTTTTAGTTGATGCGATGAGAGCTAAAGAAGGACCTGCATTTGGAGACTTTAAAGAGGCAATCAATAATGGGTCAATATTTTCAATCATAACCGCTCGAGGTCATAATCCGGAAACATTAAAGCAAGCGGTGTATAATTACATTGTAAGTGATTTCAACGGGATAAATAAAGATGAATTAGTTAAGAATTTAAAAAAATACAGAACATTTGTTGGTGAAGATGAAATGAGTGATGATGAATTAATTAAATCATATTTAGAATTAAACAAATATCACCCTGTAACTTTTGGTGAAGGAAGTGCTGCTAATCCTGAAGAATTAAAAGTTAAAGCTATGGAAGCTTTTGTATCATATATAAAAGGAATGGCTGGAATTTTAAATAAAAGAGCATTTATTAAAAATGAAATCTCAAATAATTTTATACCAAAAGAACCAGTAATAGGATTTTCAGATGATGATATTAAAAATGTAGAAGTAATGAGTAAACATTTTAAAGATAAACCAGATAACATAGTTAAGACTTATTCTACTGCTGGAGGAATTAAAAAGGAATATAAATAGATAATAATTTTTTTAAAAAAAAAGTAAATAGAAAAAAATTTTAATCGAGAGTATATTTATTAGATATAAACACAAAAAAAACAAAATTGAAATAACATGGCTGATTTATTAATGAAAATGCCCATACCTTATGAACCAAAAAGACAGAACCGGTTTATTTTAAGGTTTCCATCAAGTTTAGGGATAAATGAATGGTTTGTTGAGAGTGCGTCAAGACCAACTATTAAAATTGCACCAACTGAAATACAATTTTTAAATACATCAACATTTGTTGCTGGTAGATTTAATTGGGACCCAATTTCGGTTAAATTCCGTGACCCGATTGGTCCTTCAGCAGCTCAAGCACTTATGGAGTGGGTTCGTCTACATGCCGAATCTGTTACCGGTCGTATGGGTTATGCTGCGGGTTATAAAAAAGATATCGACCTTGAAATGTTAGACCCAACAGGGGTTGTAGTTGAAAAATGGATTCTTTATGGAACATTTTTAACTGATGTTAATTTTGGAGCTTTAAGTTATAGTCAAGACGCATTAGCGGATATTACCGCACAACTTCGTATGGATAGATGTGTATTAGTTTATTAATTTGCATTTAGCATTTACTATTATTTTTATTTAAGTTATAATTAACCGTAAAGCAATAAACTTTACGGTTAATTTTTTATACATGGAAACACAATCAAGAGACTACGGTCAAGAAAATTTTACATTACCACATGACGTGGTGCCATTACCATCTAAAGGTATATTTTATAAGAACAAGAAAAAGGCATTAAAAGTTGGATATCTTACAGCATCTGATGAAAACATTTTAATGGGAAGTAATTCTGATATTACGATAAATTTACTAAGGTCAAAAATTTATGAACCGGACATGAGAGTTGAAGACTTAATTGAAGGTGATGTAGAATCAATTTTAATATTTCTAAGAAACACTGCATTTGGACCTGAAATAGATTTAAATCTTAATGACCCAAATACAAACAAACCATTCCAAACAACGGTTTTATTAAATGAGTTACCAATTATTGAAGGTCAACAACCTAATGATGACGGAACCTTTACTATAAAATTACCAAAATCACAATCTACTATTAAAATAAAACCATTAAATTATGGTGAAATTATGGAAATTTCTCGTTTAAGTGAAACCTATCCTGTTGGTAGAGTTGTCCCTAAAATTACTTGGAGACTACAAAAAGAAATTGTTGAAATTGAAGGTTCAAATGATAAAGCGACAATTGCAAAATTTGTTGAATCCATGCCAATCGCGGATTCCAAATATATAAGAAATTTTATGAATCAAAACGAACCTAGATTGGATATGACTAAAACAATAATGGCCCCGTCCGGAGAAAAGCTGACAGTGAATGTTGGGTTTGGGGTCGAATTTTTTCGCCCTTTCTTCTGATTATAGAAAAAATCAGATAGATGAATTTTACTATCTGAATAACTTAATGAAAGTCACATACCAAGATTTTTTACAAATGCCAATTTTTGTAAGAAAATATCTATTAGATAAATGGGTTGAAGATAATACTAAAGACTAAAAAACTAACCTTAATCTATTTATAGATAATAATTAAATTATATGGCCGATTTAAATGACGAAAGTAGAAAGAAATTAGAGGATTTAAATAAGACTCTACGTGAAATCATGTCACCAGTCGAACTAGTTAGCGGTACTATTGCTGACATGGTTAACTATAGTGATGAATTAAATAGAAATTTTACATTAGGTAGAAGTAGGATTCAGGAAATGAATGTTGCTTTTGCGAACTCTTCCGTAGTTGTCACAAAGTTGGGAGGTAGTTTAAAAGATGTTACTGCAACAATTTCTCAAATTGCTGAAGCATCAAATAGAAATGTTATTGAAAATGAACTTGTTGTTTCAAAACTATATGCCGCTTCTAAAATTTTAGGAACTAGTGCTCAAGAATTAACCAACCAATTTAAAAATGTTGGTTATGAAACATCTCAAATTGGGGTAAATTTAGAAAATTCGATAACTTATATCCAAAGTGTTGGTTTAAATGCTCGTACTGTAATGTCTGACGTTTCCGCTAACATGGAAAAAATGAATCGGTATCAATTTGAAGGAGGAGTAATTGGTTTAACAAAAATGGCAGCTCAAGCTTCAATGTTGAGGTTTAGTATGTCCGATACTTTTAATTTTGCAGAAAAAGTGTTACGACCTGAAGACGCTATTAACATGGCGGCAACATTCCAAAGATTAGGAGTATTGGCTGGTAATTTAGTCGACCCATTTGCAATGATGCACGAATCTTTGACAAATCCCGCCGGATTACAAGATAGTTTGGCTAGAGTAGGACAACAATTTACATATTTTAGTGAAGAAACACAATCGTTTAAGATTAGTCGACAAGGTGTGTTAATTTTAAAAGAAATGGAAGATGCCGCAGGATTGGCGTCAGGAACATTATCAAAATCGGCCTTGGCGGCGGCAGACTTAGATAAAAGATTATCTCAAGTCAGTAGTGTCGGTTTAAAATTTGAAAATGAAGAAGATAAGCAATATTTGACAAATATTCTTAGTATGGGTAAAGATAGTAAGAGGTATGAAGTTACACTTAATGATGGGACAAGAAAAGAGTTACAAAATTTAAATCAAGAAGAGTTTAATAAATTAATTGACCAACAAAAAAAGGCCCCAAAAACTCTTGAAGATATTCAAAAAAGTCAATTGGGTGTGACAGAAAATTTGGCGGCTGATGCGAAGGCAATTTTAAATACGATAAGATTCGGTGCTGCAACAGCACCTGAATTGTCAACAAATATTGAAGGACTAAGAAACATTGTCACTAAATTTGCGGATGTTACTCAAAAGAAAGCGCCAACAACAGGAAGAGTTAGAGAGTTTTCTGGAGAAATGATACAAAAAATGATGAATCTTATAGGTAACGTCCAACAAGGGTCGATTTCACTTAAGGATATTCCGAATAATTTATCAAAAATTGAAAGTATGTTAGTTGGTTCTGCGGGTAAAATAGGGGATGAGGGGGTAAAAATCCTTAAAGAAATTTTAAATGAGACTGCAAAAGGAGTTACAGGTAGTAGTAGTATTGAACAATTTTTTAGGAAAGAAATAACAGGAGAAAGTTATAACAAACAAGTTTCAAAAAATATTGCACAAATTTCAAAAAATGTTAACCCAAAAGGACAGATGTCTGTAAGTCCAATATCAAGAAATCAAATAATGGGAGTTGGAACTACTCAAAAAAATTATATCGAAACAACTAAAGAAGTTAATACAAAAATTGATTTTGGGGGGGTTATAACAATTAAAGTTGATGCACCTCCAGGGGTTAGTCAACAACAATTAAAAACGTATTTCGAATCTGAAGAATTCAAAAGATTAATCTATGAATATCAATCTCAAAAATCAAAAGAACTTGAAAGAAGAAAGTAATTTTTGAATAAAAAATTAACATTAACCTATTTATAAGTAAAAGAAAATAGATGGGAAGTCCATTAGATTTTATTAGTACGGAAGGATTTAGAAAAAAACTAGTTTCAAGAAACTTAGTGCCTTATGTTAAATCTCCAACTAAAGTAACTCCTCCAACAAATTATGAGATAATTCAATCGGATTTGGTTCCTGTTGATAGTGACGATTCTCTAATTGATACACCATTTTTTGCCGATAAGTTATACCCTCTCAATAAGTGGGGTAATGATGGGGGATATCAACAATTACCGGATTTACCTGTTAATGTTATCGCACCGAATAAAGGAGAGTATGGACCTGGACAACAAGACGCAAAACTTTTAGACGATGCCCAAATTGCCGCAAAGATTGGATTTCCGGGTATTGCACCTGCATGGCAACCATTAAACGCCTATGGTAGTAATAGTCTTCAACAATTAGATGCTGGAGAAGCAATTGTGTCTCCGGATTCAATAAACAACGGACTCACAGGAGGAATCCCAAATTTATATAATAATCAACCATACCCAACAACATTTAATTCGTCATCTTATTCACCATTATCAATATTATTATCATCAGACCCACAAGGTAGTAATGGTCGTTTGAGCCAAGATTCCTTTATTGCTCGATTAGGTGCGAGAACACTTAGAAGAGAATTCCAAGAAAGAATTGGACGAGCAATCATTCGAGAAACTATAGGTCGTGCAAATTTTTTAAATATTAATAGTAGTACGAATGTTGTTAATATTTTAACGGGTCGAGTCCCATTAATTGAACCCAATTACCAAATTACTGTCCCGTCTAATCCTATAACCGCGGCGGCAGACTTTTCACTTAGATTGGCAGGAAGTGAACTTCCTTTTTCATTAATACCCGGTTCTTATTTTGACCCAAGTATTAATCCTCCAAGACCATCAACAATAGCCCAATCCTTACTTGCCAACCCAATTGCTGCGGCAGGTAATTTTGTATCAAATTTATTGGGGGCGGGAAAGACAGGGTCTCAAATTTTTTACAATAATACGGGAGGAGGACAAAAATCTATCTTATGGAAAAATATTAATTTTAATCGATATAAACCAAACTACGATAGAACATTATTAGATAGACTGGGAGGTGTAATTGTTGGAACCCAAACAAATAATGCTAATTTTTATGTTGGGTCAACAACATCTGACCCATCAAGAGTATTCTCACCGAGTAGAGAATTACCCGTAGATTCTTTTGGTAATGAACAACAATCACCTGTTTACGGACCTCAAGAACTTGCTCAATTATATGAGGGACCTAGTAAAGAAATTAGACTGGGGGCAAACGGACCAACATATAGTAATGGGGGTGGTATTGAAGGTGGATTTACATGGACTTCTACAAAATATAGAGGTAATGCTGGTAAAAAAGTGGGTGTTGGAGGTGTTGTGATTAACCAAGATGAAGACTTTAGGCCATCATCATATAACTCAACTGAATCAACAGAAAGAACTTTAAAACAAGGTTCTATTCTTGATGAAACTCAAAGGATAATTAATAGTCAACCTCAAGGGGGTAAACGATTACAACATGTTGGTAACGCTATTGACCAAGTTTCTAAAGTTTTTAATGATGGGTATAAAGAATTAACGAAAGGTTCTAGAGTCTTGAGTTATGTTGGGTCAATTGGTCAAGAAGTAGGAGCGGAATATTGTCGAGTTTTTGCTAAAGATACTCCTTATTTACAATACAATGATTTACAGAAAACCGATGGTATTGTTACTGAAGGGAGAAGATTCGCATATTCGGTGTTAGATAAAACATATAACTTAAATATTGCTCCTAATAAACAAGAAGGAGGTCAGGACTCGACAAATTTAATTGGAACTTATAATAATGCGGTTGCAAAAAAATACATGTTCTCAATAGAAAACTTGGCATGGGTAACATCAAACACACCCGGATTTACGGTTTCGGATTTACCTGTATGTGAAAGAGGTCCTAATGGAGGTAGAGTAATGTGGTTTCCACCATATGGATTAACCTTTAGTGAGAATATACAAGCCAATTGGCAACCAACCGATTTTATTGGTAGACCCGAACCCATATATACCTATAAAAATACAAGTAGAGGGGGTACTTTAACTTGGAAAATTGTTGTTGACCACCCATCGGTCTTAAATGTTATCGTAAATAAAGTATTGTCAAACGAAACAAATAAAACTAGAATTGATAGTATTTTAGAATCTTTTTTTGCGGGATGTAGAAAATATGATATATATGAGTTAGCTAAAAAATATTACACAATATCACCAAATGATTTGTTCCAATTTCAAACAGCTTTAAGTTCTAAAGAATTAACAAAAGAACAAATTGAATATTCGGTTAAAACAATTTCAGATGTTCCGCAAGTCTCAACTGATAATCGTTCAGTTAATGCCACTGAAAATAATTTAAAACAATTTGAAAATATAGGATTTTACTTTGAAAATGCAATACCTTTAACATATAATGTTAATTTTCAAACAACATATACTAACTACACTAATAATATTAGTAGGGACTTATATAACACGAATTCTAAAAATCCTGAAGCAACAAATTCGTTTTTTGATAGCGTAGTTATACCAAATAAAAATCGAATTGATGAATTAATAAATGAAATAGATAAACAATTTATTAATTCTACTGACAATGATGGAAACATAGAGGGAACAATAACTTTAAATTTTGAAGCAACCGCATCCGCAAAGTCGTCCACCGCCTCTAATGCCGACTTGTCGGCTAGAAGAATACAATCTGCGATAATATACATTACAGGTAATACTAGAATGCAAGACTATGTGCGAAGTGGACGATTACGATTTAATGTGGGTTTAGGTTTAGGGGAGACAAGCGAAGTTAGTAAATACGATGAAAAAACTAAGCAATTTGTTCAAAACGAAAAAGTATCTTGTACTGATGCTAATAGTAATCCACCAAATTCGGAGATATTTACGACAACCGCAATGGCTTGTAGACGAGCTTACATATCAAAAATAACTTCAACATTGAAAGCCCCTCCGGCGGATTTACCACCAAAAGACACTACAGTTCTTGTTGGTAATGTTGTTAAAACAACAACAACTGTCCCAACAATAGAAACAAAAGTCACGTTAAAGGATAATATTAGTAAACGAGTATTACGTGCCCTACTATCTGAATGTGATTATTTTGAGGCGATTAAAGAGGAAAGTCCTATGGTTTATGACAACCTTAGAGATAAGTTGAAGTTTTTTCAACCAGGATTTCATTCAATCACCCCTGAAGGGCTTAATTCGAGGTTAACTTTCTTACAACAATGTATGAGACCTGGCGATACAATCCCGACGGTTAAGGTAGATAATGGAGGAAGTAAAACTCTTACGTATAATAATGCAACCAATACTTCATTTGGGGCACCACCGGTGTTAATTTTACGGGTTGGGGATTTTTATAATACTAAAATAATCCCAACAAGTTTGGGTATTACTTATGAAGAATTAGATTTAAACCCGGAAGGTATTGGAGTCCAACCAATGATTGCGAATATTACTTTAGGGTTTAATTTTGTTGGAGGTAGTGGATTAAAAGAATCAGTAGATAAACTACAAAATGCATTAACGTTCAATTATTACGCTAATACAGAAATTTATGATGATAGAGCGGATTCAACTGATTTGAGTTATAAAGTAATTGATGCCGACTTTTTAAAATCTGCGATTGAAAGTGTTGCTCCGCCAACAATTAACCAATCCTCACCAAATAATGGTCAGACAAATGACAGTGCTATCGGAACAATAATTACTAATGTCGTCAGTCAAAGTGGTCAAACGGGAACAATTAGTTATAGTTCATTTATGGATAAAATGGTTGGAGAAACTCAAAATTATTTTACTAATGTGGTTAATAAAAATAGAGAATCATTTAATCAATATAATAATGCGGTTCGTCAACAATGGATGTTAGAAAGAACATATCAAAGGGGTAAATTTACGTTAACAAAAGATTCGGACACTATCTTATTTGGTAAACCATATAATTTGGAAAAAAGAACTAATGAAATATTTGGACAATTAATTAAGGATATTAAAAAAGAAGACGAAGGGTTTATTAAATTTATTGCAAACCAAAATTTTACAAATAGACTTGTAAACCAACTCCAAGAAAATTATTCAAATTTTGTTAATAATAAAAGAGGTTCCTTCCAAAACGCAATTACTAATATAACTAACGGCATTGTTTCAACCCAACAAAGTTATATTGGGTATATTGGTAGGGTAAATACTATTAGTTATAGCGCTGTGACAAATACAGGAACTGACGGGTATCAATTAAAAGATGGTAAAATTGTTTCATATAATGTGTCAGGAACTACTGAAGTCGACCCTAGTTCAAATAATGCCCCGAATACTTTAATTGAGTTATATGATGATGTGAAAAAAATTAAAAGTGGTATTACTGAATTTAACAAAATTATATCGAGTGCAAATACTTTTACATATGATAATAAAACTTATACGGGTAATTTAGTTTTTGAACCAAACGATAATAAAAAACCCTCAACCGAAGAAGTTTTTAACCCATTTAGCCAAAACAAATTATTTGATAGAAATAATGGATTTGTTTTTAGAAGGGTTTATATGATAATATCTAATGATGTGGTAGATTCTAAAAAATATGAATCATTTAAGAACGCGTTAATTGGTAATATTTTAAGTAATTCTACATTAATAGGTAAAGGTGATAATGGTAATTTAAGTGTGGAGTTTGATAAATACTGGTTAACAATTGCAAAACCTGTATTTGAAGAAGAAAACGCAATAACTAAATTTTTTATTGATGAAATGGAGAAAAATAAATTAAAGGACTTTTTAAAATATACTCCATTTAATTTAAAGAAAAAAAGGACATTTACATATACTACAGAAGGTCCGAATAATGAAGCACAACAAAAACTAATTAAAGGTTTAGGGTGGGTTGAAAATCAAAATACAAACAATAAAACATGGAATGACGAAAGTCCTGCTAATGTATTTATATCAAAAGCAAAACTTAACTAATGGCATATCAATATTGGAATAGATATAGTGACTTTTTAATAAACGGAGAACAGACCGTAGTTCCTTTTGTGCAGTTACCTCAAAAGACAACTGACAAGGCGTATATATATAAAGTTGCGATGAGTAGATTAGACAGAGTTTCTCAAGAATATTACAACTCCCCATACTTCAATTGGTTGATTTTACAGGCTAATCCACAATTTGGAGGTCTCGAAAATAATATATATGACGGAGCAGTATTGATTATTCCATTTCCGCTGTTACCATCTTTACAGGATTATAAGGCGGCGTTAGAAAACCATTTCTATTATTATGGCAGGTAACTTACAAGGAGACAATAGTGGTAACATTTTAGTAGAGTTTGATTACAATAATCTTATTGTAGTTGACCCTAATAAGACGATTGATGCCTTCGGTAAAATAAAAGAAAGATTGGTTGACCACGAAAACTTGGTAATGTATGCCAACTTGGAAGCCGAATTACTTCCTCGTACAAAATTGGCAGTTGGAGCGAGTCCCGAAGACAGACAGAGAACAATCTCTGTTGCTAAAATGAATTTCTTAAAGCCAACAAAAAACACTTATTTAGGAACAGGTTACTACGATGAATTAACGGGTGAGAATACTACGGAGTTCAAAGGAGAAAATCAAATGCTTAATAAGGCGGTTGCACCTAAGGACGGGACAAAACCTTATGTTGTTGAAATGCCTGCTGACATGAAAAATGTTGTGGACAACGGGTTATTGGGGATTACTCAAATTAATGTTACTACAAACTCATCGTTTATTCCAACGGTAACTATGGAGTTAGAAGATGTTCAAGGTAAAGCGTTGTTTCAATTGGGGAACAACTCACCATATGCCGCATTTTTTAATCTACCTTATCCCCCATTTTATTTAACACTTAAAGGGTACTATGGACAAGCAATTAGGTACCAACTTAATTTGCAAAATTTCAGCGCTAGATTCAATTCATTTAGCGGAAATTACCAAGTAAGTTTGAAATTTCAAGGATACAAATTCAACGTATTAAATGAAATTGCCATGGGTCATTTATTGGCAACACCAC